GTGTTGCAGTCAAGCTAGGTGTAGCTGTTAAGCTTGGAGTAGCTGTTAAGCTAGGAGTTGCAGTCAAGCTTGGTGTAGCTGTTAAGCTAGGAGTTGCAGTCAAGCTAGGAGTTGCAGTCAAGCTTGGAGTTGCAGTCAAGCTTGGTGTAGCTGTTAAGCTCGGAGTTACACTTGGTGTTGCTGTTACACTAGGTGTTGCTGTTACACTAGGTGTTACACTTGGAGTTGCTGTAGGGCAATGGGGTGTGGGTGTTAAGCTTGGCGTTGGTGTTAAGCTTGGTGTTGGTGTTAAGCTTGGTGTTGGTGTTAAGCTTGGTGTTGGTGTTAAGCTTGGTGTTGGTGTTAAGCTTGGTGTGGGTGTTAAGCTTGGTGTGGGTGTTGGACTCACACATGGGCCACACGATGCACTATTCACCAAATATCCACCCAAGCCACATAGTCCAGTTGGACGGGTCAAATCCAAAGAGCTTGGATCAAGCTCGTATTTGTCGATAAAAAATGATCCGGACAGTTTTAAGTTATAATTACCATCATCAATTATATCCGCAACAATATCACCTGTCTGGTTATTGATCACCAATGTATTTGGGCGGATGGTATCACCCGTTTGATTGATGCGTAAATTGACTGCGGAAAATTCATTGGTCAGATCCAATGATGCTTTGCTGGTATCATACCCATCAAATCCAAAAATATTGTAGGCATTGTTGTAGTTGTTATAATACATCTTTTTGACTGTATTATAAACTTGGCGTTGATAAGTACCATCCAAGTTCAAAGGATTGTTTTGAACATTAAAATTGGTACTACCACTTGGATAAAAAACTGAACTGGATGGTACGTATTTTCCTATTTGAAAATCAATTAGATCGCCGTATTGAGTTAGTGCCAAATATCCATCTATACCGATGGGTTCACAGCTACCAGAAACATTATCGTTGCAACCAACAACTGGGGCAACCAGTGGAAATAGATCGTCGCCATCGTTTGCTAGAATCAAGTCATTTACAACACTGTTGAGTGTTTGTTGCTTGGCAATCGTAAACGCAGTGACAATGATGTCCTGATTTCTAAAGAATTTGATCATCCCAATATAAATAGGATGTGGTCAAAGAATTCATCACAACTATAGAGCAACATGGTCAAAGTGATGTTTAGTATTGACAGATAATACTCAAAAATCAATTCGGACTTTCAACAAAAGTTCAGAATCAAAGCTCTTTTGAACTGGTTTACTGACTTTGCCAATAGCAATCAATTCATTGTTTGTATCATACAAACCAACCCCAGTGATGTATGTTCGTGGATTGTTGATCAAATCTTGATAAACAATGGTACCTTTAGTCTTACCATCAGTACCATCCGACACAAATGTTGGATTATTACTATAATTAAACTCTTTGTTCTTGATCCGCACGAAATAATTGGTGCTGGGAACAAATTCACTCTTACGCACTGCCATTGGCTTTGTGCTTTGTTTAATTCTTAAAAATAAATCGTGGGTCCAAACACGCCAGAAACTTTGGAATGTGGTTGATCCATTATTTGAATTTGCCGCACGATTTGCAATATCAGTGTTAATACCAACACGGGCTTGTAAATTCAAAGCATTGAAAACAACTACACCGTTTGTTGGATAAAACAAACCAATACCCTCATATTTTGCGGCGAATGCACCATTATTAGTGTATGGTGTTGGTACACCATTGATAACAGACCCCGAGATCATATTATACACACTTTGTTGTTTATTTACAACCGATGAGTCGTCAATAAAAGAGTATTGACCCTTGGTTCCCAAGAAATTGATTTGTACTTGACCTGGATCAATTTGGTCCTTGATCTTGTCAGATGCATAATTCATCACAAAAATTGCTTGGCTGTCTTGTGGTGTAGACACGCTACCAGACGCAAACGAGAAAAAGTTGTCGCCGGGTTGCAACAGAGTATTTCTGTATTGAGAATAAATTACCTTGGTTTCGTTGGTCAAAACCCTACTTGCCGCAGTGACCGCAGTACTGTCATACTTTGAGCTACCAGTATTTGCATAATCACCATAAGCAATAGAAAAGTAGAGATCACCACCGGCATACACATTTGTATAATATTGACCATTGCGCACGTCAAATTGGTTTGCACCAATCATCGTATTGGCTTGGGCTGAAGATGTGGTGAACGCAGATTGGCTCAAATACAAACTTCCAGATCCGAATAAACCCGATGATACTTGGTTTATTCTTCCCACTACAATGTCGTCTGCTGTAAATTGGCTAAAAATCATAGTCTAGTTTAGTTTGATGATGGAACCGTAACCGTCACTGTAATTGCTGTGTTGCCACCACTTTCATTACCAATGACAGTGATGTTGGTTGTTGTTGTTTTTGCCAAAGATGCATTTGGAACAAATCTAAACTTATTACCAACAACAGCCTGAGAAGTTTGTGATGTTAAATCGCCAGCAAATGAGGGAACCGTTGCCGTTGTAGAATTCAAACTGTTGGTTTCGGTGACAATCAACGTACCCACATTCTTGTTGGATAGAATTGCTGTATATCCCAACGTAACATTGTATGTTGGGTTGGTACTTGGACTGATTGAAATTTCCCCAGTATAATCACGGGAGACCGTAATGATGCTTTGTGCAACGCTGATTGTTGGCACTGCGGTCACACCCTCGTTGAGAGTCACCAGCTTATATTTCATCAATTGGGTCTCATCGGTGATTGGTTCCATAACCGGAGTGTTACGGATGGCAATATCATAATACGCACTACCCAATGGATGTGTTGGGTTAAATTGTGTGTAGTCGATCTCATCGTCCGCCAATGCGAATGCTGTGATATTCAAACCACCAGCTTTTGCTAGGATTTCACGACCCTTTTTTGTTAAAACGGCGTTAATCGTAATTACGTTGTTATCTAAATATGCCATATACAAATAATTATCAAACGAATTCTGTTTTTTACCAAAATAGATACTATAAATTCATGATATACATATTCAGGCTGGCACTATTCTGTATTGATGCTGTCAGTGGTACTTGAACAAACAGACTATTTGGGCTATCAATTGACCCGGTTGTTATACCGTTTGTTGGGAATGTGCTGCTGCTGATATTGAAACTCAAGAATCCGGGAATGGTGATCACTGGTTGTGAACCATTTGATAAACCGTTACGATTCACAGTCGTAGTATGATCATTCTTACCCTTAATATAAGTATAGAATCTAGTTTTTCCTGGTGCCAAAGTTTTTACACCATTGAGTATAATGTAATTGCTACCACTAACTGCTTGATAACGATAGCGAGATCCTGGCATATTAATTTTGCTTAAGTGGCGTTGTGAATAACCGCTGTTTTGTATACCGTAATATCTGTTGGTAAAAGCACCAGATCCAGTAATTGACCCAGATCCAATAACTTCCACTCTATCAAAACTTGATGTGAATCCAACTACTTTACCATTGTTGTTGACAGCTTGATAGTATTCATGGTCAGATATGTTGTGTGTATCACGAATGTTGAAACCGCTGGTATCCGTAAATACGTACTTACCATACTTAGCAAACATGAAGTCTCGGTTATCAATGATGTCCGGAATCTCAAACCTTGAGAAATTGTATGTATTATGATCCCCACTATACACAGGTTCCGATCCGACGGCAATGCTCATCAAGCCGCCCGTGGTATAGCTTGCACTAAATGATGCGATATTACTCAGAGAAAAACTTGAGGTCGAGAATGTTGGAACTGTATAAGTTAGATCTTTATAGTTGAACTTCTTACGTTCCAACAGCGACGGTTCAATCAACAACCCACGTTTCAAAGACACACGGTTTGGAACAACATTTTGCAAATAATCAAAGATTGAGAAGTCAATGTAGAACTTGTAGGTGCTGTAAAATTCTTGTGGGTAGATATACTTTTGATTGGTCAATGAAAAATCCAATTGCAATTGCTTTAGCTCTGGATAGTTTTGACTGGTCAGATATTTTGGATCGCCAATAACATCAGTGATACCATCTTTACCAAGGAATTTCTCAATCTTGTTTTCAAGATATGTATATGGGCTGATATAGAACCCTACTACGTTACTATCACTACCAACAATGTCATTCGTCTTGGTGCTGTAGTCATAAGGCACCAAGTTGGATGTTGCAAACTCGTTGATCTTGTTGATCTTTACGTTGTTCTTGTAGTTAGGACCAAAATTGTTTGCGTTGGTGGCTTGCTTAATAACAATTCTATCGAACTGATATGGAAATTTTGATTGTATTGCTGGTATACATGATGGGTACGGCTGTGTCACCAATTCTCCAGTAAAATTATATGCCTTGAATGCGTTTGTGTGCGGACTACCAGACAATTGGTAATAAACATTTTGGTTAGGTACCCACTTATAGTCGATGGATGATGTGTGCGACCACAAATCTATAGGAGTATCAAAGCTCCAGAAGTACAACAGATTTCTGTATACAGTGTTCTTATCAGGCGTAGAAATACTATCGACGTTATAGCTATGTTCACTGAAATCATCGGCCGATAGAGTATCAGTAAAAACTTTGATTTTGTCGATGTTACCACGAAACTCAACATTGCTATTGTAGTTACCAATATAATAGCTACCAGATGAGAAATACTGATTTTGTGCAAACGTCACTGTGCGAGTGCGCTCACTGTGAAAGTTTAACAGTGAACCTTCATACTGATTTACACTTAACGTATAGTTTAGCGGAGCAAACTTTGCTGAATTTGACGATGTGTACGACGAAGTTATAGCTGTGTAAGTTTTGTCACCAATGGTATAAGTAATTGGTGCTGTTTCATCCACAACACTCGGTAAAGTATCAAAAGTAGCTCCAGGCAAAAAGTCACGGGTCACCATGAACGTAAACATATTTCCGTTCAAAAATGGCAACTCGTCTGTTTTGACACTTGATGTGAAATTTGTGGAACCTAATCCTGTGTCTGGATGAAAGTCAAATACCAATATTCCAGAGTCAGTTTGTTTTGTTTTTTTGATATAAACAAACCAATCAATTTTACCATTGCGAACTTTCTTCACAACGGGAATCTTTTGATCGGCATAGTAGTTGTTGCTTCCGAATCTAAACGTTCCTTCGAATGTATTGAAGCCAGAGAATTCTTCCACTTCACCACGGGATGATGTGAGTGAAACAATGGTGTCCGGTGTGGTCAAACTTGGATTTGTAATAGTATATGGACTATTCACCACATACTTGTACTCACTATCAGTGTAGTTAAACGTTAGATACTTGTTCGAATCCAGCTTAGTCAGATACAAAACACTATCGTAGTCAAAATAATTGACACGGTTTACATTAACATCGGTGCTACCATATTCACGGATCTGAATCAATTCTGATGGAATACCAAACAATGATGTCAACAACTCCAGTGATGTTACCGTACCCTTGGTCTTGTAGATGTATGGTAGGTTGTTGGCAAATCGATTCAGTAATGTTTTACCATAGTCAAAATATGAACTCGACAAAGAACCACTTGCTTGTGACTGATTAAATAAATACTGGGTAACATCACTGTTTTGCAGCTTGAAATTGTTGGTGTTCCAACTAAACGAATTGAGCAACTCGTCCAAGAAATTTTTTGGATAATCACTCAGTTCTGAAATTCCCAATGGATATGTCTTTGGAAACTTCTTTATATACACCAAGATGTTGTCAAAAAAGTGTCCAACCATTGACGTAAATTTCAGATAATCAGCGGAATTGCCGTCCTCTTGGATATACGCAGGAAGTTGATTAATCAAGCTGTCCAGATTATCTTTGTCATACGCAACACCATCCGCAATTTTATCATCGATACTTGATGTATTAAAAAACAAGTACGACTCATACTCATCAAACGAGGTCAAAAGGTTGATTTGATCCTGCACCAAGGATTGTTTTTCTAATGAATATGATGCACTGATGGTAGAGTTTACAGAGTCAGCCCTAGCTGCTATAGCATTCTTCTGATTTTCTTTTTTATTATACTCAAGAATTTTCTTTTTGGCAATCTTGGTTCGCAACTCAGCAGAACTGTATACGATGAAATTGTTAAATGCATCGTAGTCAATCAAAAGATCGTTGATTTTTTGTTGAAGATTTGCCTTAGCACTTGTTAATGTATCAACAGTATGATTTGCAAATTTGTCGTTGGTTGGGTTTGCGGTATCAACCACAACATCAAAATTGACACCGTTCAAGTACACTTTGCGACTGACTGGATCAACAAATAAATTGGTTTTGAAATATACTGGCGCAATTGAGATGTTGGATATCCAACATGTGGTCTGAACATCAAAGTTCAAAGGAAGTGGCGCATCCAGCTTAATCTGAACATTAGTGCGACCATCAGAAGGGTTCAGATAACTGGTGTGCGTCAAAATCTTGATCAACTCACCGTTATCAAAATTCAAAGCATTTTTGTACAAACCAAAGAATCTATTGGCGTAGTCATCCAACACCATCGTCATCTGTGGCAACAACCAATCGGTGTAAATCACCTTGACAAACAGATCCAAAATATTTTGCAGTTGAACAGAATTGATGCTGGTTTTTTGCAAAATACGATCTTGAGACACTTTGGTCACAATCGTCTTGAATGCCAATAAAATATCTGCCTCGCTGAACTCGGTTGAGTTGTATGTATACGTGAAGTTCTTGAGTTGATCATCAATACCAATAAATTTGGACGTTTGTAGAATTGTTTGATCAACAACGGTCGATAAATTTTGTATTTTATCAAATCCAATGTAAGTGTCATTGATAAACGTTTGCAACTCAGCGGTACTTTTCAGTCCAAGATTCTGCGCAATTTTTACATAATCGAAATTATCCGGGTTGTTGACAAAATTCTGAGAAATCGGATTGTCATCGATAACTTGATTTACCAACGTGGAGATTTGAAGAAACAGGTATTTTTTGTCTGCAAAGGCTGATGCCTTGATCGCATCCAAAGCACCATTTGCTGATAGTGTTGGATTAAATGCAAACGACAATCTTAGTTCAGTTCTGCTTGGACTGATTTCCTTGATGACTAATTTGTTTTTGTTGTTACCAGCAACATTTCTAACAAAATTGTAGAGTACATAATACAACCCCGGCGAAATCTGAACCTTCTTCAAGTTATTCTGTGTATTGAGCAACAACTCGTTATTGTACTTTACAAAGTTGGTAAATGGCTTGGCAAAGTTGTAATAGGAAAGCTTGTTGTTGATATCGTAATATGTACCACTAATTACCGAATATGATACGGTTGGTACTACACGATTGAACGCAACAACTTCTTGAGCACTGTTGTACAGACCAAATTCAATTAAATCACTATCAGCGGTACCAAAATATCTTTCCTTGTTTACGAACTTTTGCTCGTAAAGCTCCTGCAAGTTTTGGGGAAAGTATGAACCACTAGCAATACCACTGTTCAAACTGGTGTCGTCAAATGTTATATAACTGTATGGCATATTATATCAGTGGTAAAAATGGAAAGTTATCGCCAAAGTCAGATGGTACATTTCCTTGACCAAGACTGATACGCAGATCAATAATCTCTGTTTTCATCGCCGCAATGACTTGTTTATCATCATTGTTCTCATACTTTTCAATCAAATTATTGACAGTCTCATTGAGAATGCGATTTTCAGCCAATTGCTCATTGTATTTTTGCAATACAACGGCAATGTCTTGTGTTGGCTCAGTTTCTAGAGTTTGTAGTTCGTTAAACTGTGTAGAATTGGTATCAACAATCTTATCAATATTATATTCCAACGTCTTCAGATCAATATTGGAATAATAATACATACCATCGGTGGTTTTGTTGTTGTTAAAAACGAGTTGGAAGTTTCCGAACGAATCAATATTGTTCGAAAACACTCCAGTATCTCTGAAGGTCTGTAGAGACTGTAGACCTACGTTATATTCAGCCACGATATCAGACATATTATCTTATAATTTTGAATACCTTGGCTGTGTCGATTATGTCAACGGTGCCATCTGGGTACTCTGCCTTTATAAATATCTTGAAATATCGTTCTTGGGGCAATCCAGTGGTATCAAACTTAAAATAATTTCCTCGGTTTGGGTCACAACTCAGCTTTGAATACTCATCAAAGTCAATCAATACCTGCTCCGACTCAGCATCTTTGATCATAAAATATGATGATGTTGGTAGGTATTTTGGTGTGATCATGGATGGTTGTTGATACGCCTTGGCAAACTGTTTGAGTTGATATTTGTCTCTAGCAAACACAAATATTTTTGGCAAACTGCCTGCTTTATATACATCCTTGAGTTGTTGTAGATTTACAAGATTTTCTACAGACCCAGTAACTGGTGCCAAACTACCAGTGTTAAAATTACTATCATCCCAAGCAACATCAAGATATGGACTGTAGATTGTGTTGGTCTCTTTACTGAAGAATTGCAACAATCCGTTGGTCTGCTCCAAAGGAGGCACTGTGATTTCTAATGAAGTTGCTAGAATAATACCGTTGTTTGGTATACATCCACACAACCAAGAACGCACAATTCTGCTGACATCCATGGTTATATCACCTTGCTGTCCAAGTGTGTAAGACTGACTACAAATAAGACTTGAAGTTCGAAGAGGTGCAAATGCGGATGAACTACAAATCCAATGCCTCTTATTTTGATAACTACCAGGCACAGAATAATACCAAGTTCCACCACCATTTTGGAATGCTGAACTTGAATACGACGCAGTACGCAAATAGTCCACTTGTTCATAGCTGCTAGTCATGGGCTTGACCCACTGACCACTACCAGAATAATTTCTAAAGTTCCAACTCGCACCCATATAAGAACCACCTTCGGCCCAGCGTCCATCGCCATTATTCCAACTTTGGCTGATAGGATATGCGTAAAGAGTGTAGTTCAGAGGTAGATTACGTTGACCACACGCAGTCAAATTCAGTGTGAATCTGACGTTGGAACTTGATAATTGATTTCGAGCAATCGATTCACTGATATTGGTTGTATCAAATTGGATTATTGTTCTTGAAAACTCAGGTTTCAACAAGAAATATGCGGTTTCTGGTGGAGCAAATGATCCGGTGTACTCACCAATTACATAACCTTGGAAGTTTGTCACATGGGCATAGTAATGTTGACTAGATGTTTGTGTGGATATATACGCATTGAAATTGCTTGCTGTAAAACTTCCACTAAACGTACCATTGGTTACACATGCCGGACCTGTTCCGGTGCATGATGATGCTGATAATCTACCAATTACTTGACGAAAGCTACCGCTACCAACCAATGAACTGGTCAGAGGTGAAGTCGTATACGTATGACCATTTACTTTTAGTGTGGAGAATGTAGCCCCAGTTTTTATGGTGCCATTGAAGCTGCCAGTACTTAACTTTCCATTAACATCAATTATTCCAACAGACTGATAGCTACCGCTAAACTTTCCATATGCCTGATCAGCAGAACCAGACACCATCAACGGCTTTTTAGGATTTGTTGTGACGTTTGATATTGTTCCCGTGAAGTAGGCTATTGCGGATTCATCACCAATAACACCATTATCAATTGGAAAACTACGCCACTGGCTACCAGAGTATATGTACAACCAACTACCGTCGTATGCCAACCAACCTTCATTGCCGTATGAACTGCTATTTTGTGGCGGAGTGTGCCAGTTTGGCGTGGTATACACCAACTTGTTGCCATAATTCAAAGCATAGATTTCAAGAATTTCGTCAATGCCAAAATTCTTGTTTTTATACGCAGAAGCGTTGTTGAGGTAAGTGTCTTGAGATGGATAAATAAACGTATGCATATTATACCACTAGTCCTTTGATATCGGTTGATGGAAATTTTACCTCGAAGATTGATGGATCTTTTGATGGATACACAATGTTGTTTTGTGTGGCAATGTCGATGTTATAAGCAATCGGCGAATAATCTCCATCGTCAATTGTGAGATTTTTGATGGAAATGTCTATCACCGATTGTACGCCTTCATTTTTCATTATTTCGAACATCAATTGACTTAAATTGATCGGTTGATTAAAACCCCAATTGTCAATGTTAAAAAACGATTGTACCGATGCAATAGATGCATTTAGCACATCACGTTTGTTGAAACCCGCAAATACACTGATCTTAAAGTTAATACCAATGTTGATAATGTAACCATCAATCATATTGAATTTGTCAGTCAGAATCTTGTATTGACTCAAATAGTTTTTAAGATTCAACAACGTAGCCTCATTGCATTGCGTAAGATTTTTGTTGGAATTGTATGCCAGAATATACAGATTGTTGGTAAATGGATTGTTGCTCTCCAAAAACTTTCTACGATCCAACGGATTCAGAGGACTCAAGTTTAGAGTTTCATTTTGTGAAGCAGATCCACTTATTACACCAGTGATCAAATTATTGTATGATACTTGCCGAGTCGCATTGGATTGTACAAATGCTTTTGCCACACTTCCAAATTGTGGACTCATTGAGTAAATACGCAACAACATATCTTCCTCAGTTACAATACGATTTTGCGTTGCAAAATTTGCTATTGCATTTTGACGAATTTCTTCATCTGTTTCGGCTCCATATCCACCTGTTGCAGCATTTGGATTGCTGACTCGCAGACTATTCTTGATGTTGTTGAGTAAAGAAATTTGACTGTCAGTAAGACCACTTGTATCATTTAGATAGTCTGTTGCTGCAATTGTGTTGATCTCATTGGAATTAACATTTGAATTCAAACCACCACCAACAACATATGAGATGGTGAGCGTTGTGTTTGATGGGGATACGCCATATGAATCGCTCTTTAATACATTGGTACCATCCAAACTGATGTTGAGGTTTCCTAGATTTGATAAACTAACACCAACGTTAGTTGGATTTGGAATCACAACCGTGTTATCAAAATTCTCGGTGTTTGCACCAAATTGCAAATAGGTGGTGTTGTTTTCATCGACTGTTGTGACGAAACGCTTTTCCGTTCGCAAATACTTCAACAACTTTGGAGTCTCAGAGCGATACTTTGACAGAGTTTGGTTTGTCAATGGAACATTATCCACCGCCAATGGTAGAGTCTCTTGAGCCAAATAACCAACTTCGTAGTAATTATTGTTGTTGCTATCAATAACACTTACAACCTTGAGCACATTATCAGCATCCAACTTTATTTGCAAAAACGGAGTTGCGGCACCAATACTTACTTGTTTTGTAACTAATTGACCAGAATATGCTTTTATGGTCTTCTTGATTAAGTAAAATTGAGGAGCACCTGTTTCATCACGACTGTATATGCTAATTTGTCGAGGTGAGAATACTGTGTCTTGGCTAAAATCAACACTATCGTCTATTAAAAATGGCACACCCGAAACACTGCTGAATTCGGTGTATGGTTTCAAAATCAAGCAATAGCTTTCATCTGGTTCGTAAGTAGCATCCAAAGTACCAACTCGTTTTGCTGGCAACAACTGATAAAGCTCAAGCTCAGTTACAGCAGCAGCAGCGGTTCTTGGTTTGTATCCAAGATATCTTGCTTGATTGATGATGTTGCGACGATCAGTCGCAAATTGTATAAAGCTCTCTTTGAACTGTTGATCGGTGTAATATGAAAGTATGTCACCAACGTATGCCGCTTGCTCAATGAAAATTTGTCCAGGCGAACTTTCACTAAAATCCTTATAGTTTTGAGGATAATACTGTTTGGTGAAGTCAATCAGTTGTTGTTTCAAAGACGCAAAATCACGATTGACGTAACTAACGTCCTTCGTATTTGCCTTAAACGTCTTATTGATTATTTGTGACATTAGATTCGATTGGTATTAAGTGTTACATCAACAGTAGCCGCTGATCTGTTATACGTAAACACCACACTTATAAATATAGAATTCTCATCATTATTCTGTGGTTGATCTGCCGCTAGTTTCACTTTTACATCGTTGACCAATACACCATTCAACCAACGATCAATATCACGTTGCACAGCATCAACGATAATATCTTTATTTACTTCAACCACGTTTTGCTGAAACAATAAACTATAAAGACTCGACCCAAACTCATTATTGAACCGACGTTCACCCGGAATTGTTTGTAGTAGATTCTTGATGTTGTCCGCAACTTGGGCAACAGTAGCCGTATTGGCGTCAAAATAACCATTCTGACCCAATTGTATTGGCAATTTTAGTCCAAGTGCTTGAGTAGCCATATATATTATTTCTTACCAGCACGCTTTTGTTCAACGGCTTTTAACAAAGCACTGTAGTCTCTGGTCAATGCTGCTGCCACCTTCTTAACTGGTTCTGGTGCCGTAGCTGGAATAGTAGACTCAGTTATGCTTCGTTCGGATCCACCAAACATAGAAACGAGACTACCTTCCTGCGGCACACCACCAGATGTTTCATTAAGAATTTGATTCAACACGGGATTTTTGGTATATTGTATAAACTTTTTAGGTGTGGTTGGTACTGACTCCACTGGTTCCGATATATCCACGGATTCATCGATAAAAGTTTTTGTTGATTCCGACACCAATTGATTTGATGGTTTTGAAAACGCTTCCGACAAATATCCACGAATTTCTTCACGAATAACAGTTCTAACCTCGTTTCTTACAATCTTAACAATATATTCTTTGAGTTGATCAGCTTTCATATATCTATAATTATTGACCTAGTTTCGATTTCTGCAAATTTAATAGTTGTTGAGCACCTTTAATATCAATGGGATGTTTAATTTTGACCACCTTTATTCTGGGTGCGTTTGGTGGTTTTGGGATGTTTGGTTTTGGCATACCAAGCTTCACAGACGCTAATTTTGCTGCTGCGGCTCCCAACGCTCCACCTGTAATTGCACCAATTGCTGCACCCTTACCTCCTCCAGCAAGCGCACCAATACCGCCACCCAAGCCAGCACCAGCTAATAATCCACCCCCAACACCACCCATTGCTAGACCAGCACCCAAGCCACCACCAGCCAGTGCTCCTACCAAAGCACCTTTGCCTCCTCCAGCAAGCGCACCAATACCAGCACCCAAGCCACCACCAGATAGTCCTCCTACCAAAGCACCCTTGCCTCCTCCAGCAAGCGCACCAATACCAGCACCCAAGCCACCACCAGCTAATAATCCCCCTCCAACACCACCCATTGCTAGACCAGCACCCAAGGCAGCACCAGATAGTCCTCCTACCAAAGCACCCTTGCCTCCTCCAGCAAGCGCACCAATACCAGCACCCAATCCGCCGCCCATCAATCCCCCAGTTGCTCCTTGAATCAAGCTGCTTGGTGACTGAATCGCTGAGTTTAGATTTAATGAACCTATGTTTCCACCCGTTAACTTAGTCAATGCAGCATCCGCATTTGTAATATTTGTTGGTGGAGCAAAATCTGACAAACTTGGAATGTTGGGCTTGGGAATATCGGGTAATGAACCCTTCAGTTTATCCACGGCAGCTAGTTGTTCTGTTGACCCAATATCGCCCGTAGCTGGATTAACAAATTTAGTGTTACCAGCAATTGTTTCGGGTCTGTATTTATTGGGACTCCAATTATCACCAAGACCATCTTTGACAAACTTTGGTGTTTCCACAGTTGGAAGTTTTGGAGTCTCTACTTTTATCTTACTGTCAACTTCCAACTTAGATACTACATCAGTTCCGGTTGGAGTCTTGACTTGACTAACTGTAGATGAAATTGAATCGGTGTTGGTTGTTACAGAATCCTTGCCTGGTATCTTAAACTCTGTCTGACCCGCTCCATTTGGAAGAGCATCCAATTCGGCTGATGTCATTCTTGATCTAGGATCTTCTGATGCAAAGCTTGTTCTTACAGTCGCACCACCGCCTGTCACAGTTTCCTTGGATGTAACTGTGCTAGTAGAAGTAACAGTGCTGGTAGTTACAGCATTAGGATCTGATATTGAAGATGTTGGAGTTTCCTTAGCAGAATCCGACATCGTTTTGTCAAGGTCGGCACTGCTTTTGTTCATCTGGTTATCCAGATCCTCACTGCTTTTGGCCATCTGTTTATCCAGATCAGCACTGCTTTTATCCATCTGTTTATCCAGATCCGCACTGCTTTTATCCATCTCGGTAAGAGCCTTATTTGGATCTAATTGTTTTGGTGAGGATGATGGTAACTTTATGTTGGGATTATCAACACTAGGTGCTTTATTTAATGTTCCATAGATGGTTTGAGATGGAGGACCAACCAAGGCTGGATCTGGATCTGGAAGGAAACATGCTGGTATTTTATTTTTATCCCACTTACCCGATTTAACATTATTTATGGCATCTTCAATCACAGACGCAAGATGTGCTTTTTGTTGGGCTTTGGTTTTTTTTACATATGAAACATCGCCTCGTAACAACGAAGTTTCATAACGTTCTATGTAATCCTGAACTGTTAATAAAAATGTATCAAGTGTTGATGTTTCCAGATCTTTCAAACATGGCCATTTTGAATAATAAATTTCTCTAAAAATCGGCCGTTGATTTATATTAACAATAATGTTTTGATGTGGTGATTTAGCACTAGCATATCCCACAATCACAGGTGGCAAATTATTTTTGTCTGGAACATCAGGTAAAACTTTTCGATTATTCAAAAATTTGTATAACATTGGATATGTGTAACCTTTCTCTGAACTGCCAAAAACGTCACCAAGACGATTTTCGTCGCTGACGAAGTATCCAAACCCTCCACCTACAAAAGGCACAATGTCTTCAAATGCATAAATTATTTTTGCATTACCATTAAGTTCCAGACCTTTACTGTAGTTGTTACCAGAGTCGGGTTGTAAGAATCCTAAAATGTCTACTAGTTTCTCTTCCATAATATCTTAATTTGTGAATTCAAACTCAATCTGAACTGGACCTTCTCTACGATTTCTACCCTTGAAATCTCCTAGGACACCAGTACCAGTAACCGTATTGATTTGCACTGGTGCTGCACATTCGCCAGCACTACCAATAGGTTTAACACCATTGGCTCCAGGTGCATACCCACCGCCTGTAAGAAATACACGGCGGCTCAATGTTTTGTGAAGATTGTCTCGCAACAATTTTAGCGTGATCTGTTGCACGGGGATTTGTGTTTGGTCTGGATTTGCATCATTGGTATTGGTATTATCGATTCGACCAGCATCTTCGTGCCCATGGGGATGTGGGTGTACGTGGTGGTACCAATGAACGTGATCCAATAACCAATTACAAAGATCATACAACCAATCCACAGTAGTCTGTCCCATTAAAGCTGGTTCATTGGTTTCACCGTATTGTCCTAAAAATATTTGAGGAGCATTCAAACACGCAACTCGATTGGTAGTAAGTACGATATGATCATTAGCATCAACTGTATATTCAGAATCCGTGACAACACCATAACGACGTTTGCTGAAGTGTAATGTTTCTGCAAACCGACTACTCAACACTATACGATCTGTATTAAGAATGAATTGATCCCCGTTCAATGTAGGCATCTGAAATGATGTTGATCCCGGCGGATTAAACCTTGGCTGTTCCTCCATTGGTTTTTGATCTTTACCAACACTAAACATACTTTTGTATACAGTGGTAACCCATCTACTTACTACAGGCCCACTGTTGATTTCAACTGTGGTACCGTCGTTGTTAATGTCCTCTTCAATTTGGCCGCCGTAATTTTTTTCACGGGGAGTTATCACCGGAATTGGTGGTAGTTTTGGATGTAATCTTTGTGGTTTATCCAACGCAATATTGCGCTGCCGATTGCGCAAAATAAACCTTGGATTACCATATCCACCGTTCACAGACTCTCTAAACAGATTAGCATTGAGTGCATATGATGGGTTTGCAGATTTATCATTATTTCTATCAACATCATACGCTGTAAATCTGATGCTTTGACCAAATCGACTTTCGACCACGGTGTCACCTTCAAATTTACGAACACTACGAATAAAAGGATTGAGTATAAAGTAGTTGCCCAAATAACCCGTTTTGGTTATAGCTTTGAAATATGGGTGTGATAAATAACTCTTGCGGAACGCATCGGGATTTACTGGCGATGCTGATGTGTGATCTTGACTCAACGACTCCTCGGTAACATAATCAACATTGGCACCAACAAAGTTGGATTTGTTAAACGGTTTTGTATAGTAGAAATTCCCACCCACTTTCAAAACCAAAACTTGTTCATTCAATAATGGATACTGAGTAATGGTATTATCCAGAGGAATTGCCCATGGTAACTTTTCCGGCGGTGTCTTTTTTTCCAATTCCAAAATACGAATCTTGGCTCTACCAATATAACTATAATCGATGTCTCTGCTGTTTGGTACATCGTTGTTATAGTTTACAGGAATCTGTTGTGGACCCACAGTAACAGGACCTTTTGAACGCAGACTATCAGCGTCTTTACTAAAGAATGGGTGTTGATCATTTAGAATAATATCAACAACCACCGCAAGTTGAAAGTTTGGATTGGCTCCAACTAAATTGAGTGGGTCGCTACTGCGTCCAGATGGATTTTGAGTCTGAACGTATCTTTCAATGTTGGTAGATGAATCGGCCATGATTATTTAGTTTTAGATATACCTGCGATAGACACCACGTCTTCCATCAATTGTCTACGTTCGTCTTCGCTTAAAATCATACTATTACCTTCACCACTAGCTTCACCCTTTGCTACTAATTTTTGAACGATAGATGCTAGCTTTACCAGTTGCTCGTCATTCTTCACACCCACATCGTAATAGTCTTTAATGAGCGGCACAATAATAATGGCATCATTCACAGTTTTGATCAAAGAACGTAACTCAGAGATGAGAATATCGATTTGATCCTTCTTGCTCTCAGAGTTTTTAACAATATCTTTGCAAAGACCTGAAAAGTTCTTGCCTTTGTAAATTTCAAAGTTTGTATCCATACTCAATAAATAGAAAAACCAATCGTTTTGTCGATTGGTTTTGTTTTTATACTTAAAATTGTGATGATTAAATCACACCCCGATTAGTATAGTTCCGTACTATTTGAGATTGATAACCTTTCATTCTGTTCAAAACCTTGGTAATCTGTTGCGTCTTACAGTTGCTGATTTCTCGAATCAACAGATACAATGTCTTTTTGTTAAAGTTTTCGATGCGTTCACAGTTACGGAGCAACTCAATAACAGCATACGCAATATTCAAATCCCTCATTTTAGTAAAGATCGTGGCGACGTTTTTTTCCCAATAGTCAATCAACAATTTCATGAATTCTCGGGTCTGCACATCATGATGATACTTATCTTCGGTTTGTAAACAGGCTGAACCTTCAGTTGGTGTTTCACTGATATCCACATGTTGATTGAATCGCTTGTAGTTATTGTTGTTGTGGAAGATTAAATAGTTCTTTGCAACAATGCTGAAATAGCTGAATGCTTTACCTTTGCCTGCTTGAAACTTGTGTATGTTTGTTACAAGGTGCGACAAAGTTTCACGTTGAATTTCAATTGGACCAGTGTCAAAATACGTGAATTTGAATGTGTTGTAAATGTTCTCGACTAGCTTTTCAAAACTAAACTTAATTCGCTCATTATAGATAATGTTGCGCTTATCCATATCTTCTTCAGCGTTGAATTCAATAATGGCATCTTCAGTAGCTTTGCTAAAGTAGATCTTGTTTTTCTTATTTCTACCACGCCTGCGTACTTTCCTAGTACCATCATCGTTTAGAGTATCGGCGTCATTATCAACACCACTATCAGTATTTACTGGTAGTTCAACACCAACATCTCTGCGAACTTCTATGTTTTTAACAACGGACTGTATAGGTACATCGACCACATCAACCACGGCGGACTTTGAGCTTTCAACTTTAACGTCCACTGGTTTGACGTTTTTAACCTTCTTTACATTCTCGATTTTCTTGATTTTCTTGATTTTCTTGGCATTGGTCACTTTGTAGACCACAGTAGTCTTCTGCTTTTTGTCTTTTTTAATTTTTGACAAAAGTTCTACGGTCTTCACCTTAGCGGAAGATACCTTACTTTTGCGTTTGTTTTTCATCAACGGTGTTGTTATCATTAATATTAACCCTTCTGTTATATTCGGTGATGATCCCTAACATATCCTGGAAAAGGAAGCCAACGTCATCATCTTTTTCAAACATACCACGCTCATCGATAGATTTCAACTGTTTATACACATTTCCTGTAAGTTTTTGAAAATCAGTGACCCACTGAGTCAATTCGGAATTTACACTATCAAATTCTTTGAGTTCATTCTCCAAATCTTCGACTCGCTTCAAAGATTCATTCAAGGAAATCTGCAAAAATGTTGCAACCCCTATTGTCATAATTTGTGAAAGATCTTTTTGAGCCTTGAATGCTAATTCGTAATCAGACAACTTCTTCTGATTTTTAACAAGCTGTGACTTAGATTTTCTTAGGGTAATATAAAGAAAAATGCTGCTCCCTAGAAACAGCATGGTTGTTATAACTAGCGCAATAAGCGCATTTTGAGGAATCGACATAATCATATATTTTGATATTATACTTCTTCTTGGTCACCCCACTCAATGAATTCATCTATGAATTCAACAGCATCGTGTATAGCGAACCAATCGTTATTTTCGTTTGCTTCTAGCAAAATTCGCCGCAGTTCTAAAAGTTCTTCGTTATTCATGTGTGGGACTTTCTAACATAGTAATATATAGTTCCCACTGTAGAAAACGAATTTTTATTTTAGAAACTAAACAGTCCTCTTAACCCTGGAACTTTAGTTTTTACTTTTTTTACGAGAGTTTCTACTATGGGTCTGTCCACTTCAACGATTCTATCAACGATTCTGTCCACGGGTCTGTCCACTTCAACGATTCTATCAACGATTCTATCAACGGGTTTTTCTACTTCAACAATTTTCTCAACCTCTTTGATATTTTCATGTACAACTGGTTCAACTGGTGCCGGTGCCGGTGCTGGTGCAGCAGCTTTTTCTTCACCATACATTTCAAAATCTTGCTCGCTATTTTGGCGTGTATTGGAACTCATATTGTATGCCAACAACAATACCAAGGCTAACGGATCAAAAACTGTGATCAATACAATAATAAACCATTTAACAATGGATCTGATGTCGGTATTAAACTCATCCGCAACAAATTTGAATGTAGTAATATCTTTCTTTTGACTATTGTCAATTTTGAGTTTGAAAATTTCATCGTCTATCTTGGTAGATTTATCACCAGCATCCTTCAGTTTGGTATTTTCCGCATCAATCTGTTTATTTAGATCAGAAATTTGATCATTGATCTGATTCTGAATATTTTGCATCTGAATAGGATTGCGAGCGATGATTGCGTTGGTAAGGGTTTGACTCAATCTAGATTCTTGTGAACTACGCAAACTCAATAGTTTGTCAATAGTAATACCAATATTATCAACTTTCTTAGATTCTTGTGTCTTTTGAGTTTCCAAGGCAACAATCTTGGTCATGCTCAATTCAGTTTCCAACGAACTCTTTTGAAATGCTGCGGTTAAATATCCAAAAATACCCAGAGATGTAATGCACATCAACACAATAACCGCAGTTACCATGTAAACTTTCATCAGTCTATTGGCAATGTTCCAATAGTGAAATAACCACGATGTTGTTACTAGCTTACCAAGTTCCAAAGCACTGGCCATTATCATTGCGGCAACAATAGCTCCAGAAAACAAAAGACCAATACCATACACACTAAAAAATGCAGCACAACCTGCAATCAGCATGGATGTGAAAATCACCAGATGTTTGAATTTAATCATAAATATAAATATCAACAAGAACAGCAGTTCTTAGATAAAATAACTCAGAATTTTTTGATGACCATACCGGTGCCCGCAAATGATGCATTATGACCAATAACATCCGACCCCATAACAAATCTATGATTATCACAATTCAAATGCATATACTCAGCATCCTCAAGCAATAAATAATTGTCGTTGACAAATAACGTTCTGTTATTAACACCTTCAAGAGTATCACTCGGTTTGATATCAACCACTTGCGTCGAAATGTCGTTATCAACACCAATTTACTTAGTAATAGATTATATTTTCCTTGCTTTTAACAATTCTATTGAACTTATTAACCTAATAGCCTTATTCGAGCACTATAGTAGGTAGTACACACATACTATCTGAAAATATATAAAGTAGTTTTAGCAAAAATTTCAAGTTTATTTCCAAACTCTAATTTTTATTTTCCACCTGGCTTCAGTGATTTGGCTACGAGATCCACCCGTTTTCTGTGTAATAAAAACGCCGTTTCCATTCCATGTTGATACACCCGCATATGTAGAATTTGTCCAAACCGCAAAGATGTTTCTTTCATCATCGGCCCCGCCGGAGTCATCTTCGGCGTCCTCAACTCCCACTTCATCGCCGGCGACATATCCGAGATCGGACGTAATACAATATAACGTAGCTCTAATCAAAGATGGATTAGTACCAAAACCATGTTGTATTGCAAAATTATAAGTTCCGACTCCTCCTTCATTGCCACCGCCCTGGAAATATGCAACAGTTTGTGTACTTAATTGTTCTTCATATAATGAAGCCGGCAATCCACTAAGACCATTAGTTAATCCTCCAGCAAGGGCATATGAGGCAGTACGTGCCCGACTAGCATAACTAGAACTCTTAACATAACTCGCAGTACGTGCAAAACTAGAACTCTTAGCATAACTGGAACTCTTAGCATAACTCGCAGTACGTGCAAAACTAGCAGTGCGTGCAAAACTTGCCGAGCCGTTATTCTTCCCAGGAACAAATAGCAAGAAAGAAGCTGTTTTGGCGTTTAACGCATAGCTCGAACTACCATTTGGAATTCCTGTGTATCGCAAATATGATGACGATCTTGATTGGCTCGCATAACTAGCACTATATGCCGATGTTGCAAAGTCAGTATTTGCCGATGTTGCAAAGTCAGCAAAAAGTGCATGACTTGAAGATAGTGATCGACTTGCATAACTACTACTACCTCTGAATAGTGCTGCGTTGTTGGTGCGATTGTCTAGTATTTTTTGTGTGCCGCCATTATCATAAATGTCACCTTTTACATAGCCAGTGAAACTACCAGTGAAACTACCCGTGAAATGTCCACGGGCACTACCAGTGAAACTACCGGAATATGATCCCGATGATGCTGCTGACAAAAATGTCAGCAGATTTGCAAATGTCGCTTTGTTGGACGTTTTAGGAGTATCATTTTGAATCACCAAAAAACTGTCACTCGGTTTAATAGTACGACTAATACTACTAAGCTGACTCACTTTGACGGTCTGAACATTTAGACTATTACAAGGACTTGTATATGACATATGTTATAATTTGTGGAAATGGTTTTCGTGTTTATGATTCTATGTAAGCAACTCGGCCAGCTACGCCTGTGAGTCCGCTGTCACCGACTCGGTTCCAAGTTAAGAATTTTTCGGCACCTGTTGTGGTGTCATATTCAAGACCAAAACTTTCTCTTCCACCATCGGTATAATAATTACTACCGGGACAAGGAATAGCAATTGTTTTTTCATATGCCAATTGTGGAAGTTTAGTAGCATTGGTTTGCCTCCACCATTCTGCTAAATTTGAAGATGCAGTATAAGCATTGATGTTAAAAATATGAAGCAATCCAGCAGAATTTTCAGAATAGTACAATCGCTTCTTAACAGGATTGTAAATTTGGGTCAATATATTAAAATCGGACAACGCCTGGCCGTCGGTGCGACCCACAATGTTTCTAAATGCAGCTGAGTTTGCAATGGTGGTATTGAGTAGACTCCAGCTTGCCGAATTACCATCATCAAGTTTGACCAGAATATAAGTATATTGAGTGCCGTTCCAATATATCTTATACATATAAATGTTGGAGGCAGCCAGATCGTAGGTGCTAACACCGACATAAAAAGTTGGATGTGCGGTACTAGCGTTCACATCGTATGCGTTAGCTGTAGTGTTCACATATAAACACTTGTATTTGTGAAAGTCGGTGCCGGTATAGATTGGTGTTAGCATTACTGGGTTTGCGGATCCTGGGTCTCGGAGAACATAGAGATAGCCTTGACTGCATAACATAACCAAGTGATCAACGGCACCGGAACCATAATCAAATTTGTGTATAGTCAGCTGACTTGCTCGGAACCAGATATTGTTAAGGCCTTGGTACAAGCTCTGGACTTGATTTGTCGATATATTGTGTCTCAACAGATGTCCAATGGTATCTCGACTATAGTTTACAATATAATGATAGTTACCATACGTAATATTTCCCAACGGGTATCTTACATTGATACATCCTTGGGCTTGATTCACTACGTTACTTACGGCTGCGAGAGGTAAATAACTCGCAGTGCGTGCAAAACTAGCAGTGCGTGCAAAACTAGAACTCTTAGCAAAACTAGCAGTGCGTGCAAAACTCGCAGTACGTGCAAAACTAGCAGTGCGTGCAAAACTAGAACTCTTAGCAAAACTAGCAGTGCGTGCAAAACTTGCCGAGCCGTTATTCTTTCCAGGAACAAATAGCAAGAAAGAAGCTGTTTTGGCATTTAATGCGTAGCTTGAACTACCATTCGGAATTCCTGTGTATCGCAAATATGACGATGATCTTGATTGGCTTGCGTAACTAGCACTACGTGCCGATGTTGCAAAGTCAGCAGTGGTTGTGTGTTCTACACAAATATAGGACAAGTCAGCAACAAGTGCATGACTTGAAGATAGTGATCGACTCGCATAACTACTGCTGCCTCTGAATAGTGCTGTGTTGTTGGTGCGATTATCTAGTATTTTTTGTGTATGTGCGTCATCATAAATATCACCATTTACATAACCAGTGACATTACCAGTGACATTACCAGTGACATTACCAGTGACATTACCAACGACTCCACCATTAGCATTTAATACACCACCAACAGTTAAAATCTGCCCAACCACAACGCTTGGTGTATTTAGAGTAATGCTTGATGCACCAACCAATGTAATTGTTTGGAAACCCGTTGCAGAAAAGGCAGTACCTTTTACAGAGAACTGACCATTCAACGCAGTCAAATAAGAATCAAACTTGGCAAATCCACCTTTGAATGAACCCGTAAATTTATTATCAGCATCGGTGAAATCTACGGCCTCTCCTTCTAACAAACCAACCAAAATTTCTGACATCTGAGAGAATGTAATGTTCTTGGTCTTATTATTTGCCATGTCTTGCACAATCAGCAAATCCCCACCAGCGGGATTTGCATAATTATCCAGACTTGGGATTACTCTTCCTTTATTTGACAATATTGACATACGTTATACATATAATTATGAATCAGGTTAGCTTTTTAAGTTTTTTTAGTATGAATTTTACCAAACCACTACGAACTACATCTTCTTCGTCAAACTTAAAGATATGAATTCCATTGGCTCGGCTTTCATCATCATCAAACAGATTAACAATGCCGGTTAATCCACTTTTTCCGTTGATATCGCTTTGATCTGGATCACCACACACATACAATTTACTGAATTCTCCGACCCGAGTAATGAGTGTAATCAACTCTTTTCTGGTCATATTTTGTGCTTCATCTGCAACGATGCACTTAGCATTCCAATTCAAACCACGCAAAAAATTGACAGGCGCACCATGAATACGCTCTTCCATTTTTAACTTTTCAATGTCGCATCTTGGCAACAACTCTTCCAACTTGTCAATCAAAGGTTGTATGTATGGCAACATTTTGTCATCCATTTCACCCGGTAGAAATCCTAGCTTACTGTCACTACTTTCCACAGCTGACCGAATATATACCATCTCACTGACACGTTTGTCATTGATCAAATGTAAACCCGCCAAAATAGATGTATACGTTTTTGCAGTACCAGCCGGGCCAGATATGAATACCAATTTTGTATTTTTGTCTCTTAAAATTTCTATAAGTTGTTTTTGCTTTTCAGTCAACTCAACAGTCTTGATCTGAATCGTATCCTTTATTTTTGGATTTTGGTGAATTTTTGGGCTTGTGTCTTTTCTTTTGCTCATTTGTTTTTTCATTGTTGAGTAGTTTTTGAACTTTAGTAACACGGGTACAGAACTCATATTGTTCTGTACCGATATAGTAGGCCATGATGTTGTCCAAGTTCTCTTTGAACGTAGATGAACTCAACACCACCATAAATTCCGAGCCTTGAAAATTAAACACTTCCACATTTGACAAATCATTATTGATCGCAAACTCAATTGATGCAACAACTTGCTCTGTCAGTTTTGACTTATGTTTGTCGATATAATCATCCATCACGCTAAACTCCGATGGTAACTCCAATGTTTGGTGAAACGTTTTTGGCTTGGCCATATCTAATAAATAGCCAAAACTAAAAGAAGAAGGGCACCATTATTTGATGCCCTTCTTAACTTAAACAACTTGTATCAACTACTTATTCAGGCTGACTTTTTGTTTTTCTTGACCATCTTTGATTCAACCCGCTTATTTGGGATTTGTGCAGGAGCCGGATTGCTCAATTCAGCGAGGCGCAGCGTGGCAGAGGATCTCCATGAGCTTTGGGTTCTATCAGATGCAAACTCGTATGATTTACCAGTAGCAAGTAGTTGTGTAACTTCAGTATCTGATGTTGCGTTTTTGATTTGTTCTCGTAGTCCCATATATTATTTACCCTTTCTTGTTAGGTTGACAATTTCCAACTTGCTATTATCTGGCCAGCGTGTGATCACACGATTCCAATGGTCATACTCACCTTGAGCATCTGCTCGACTGGAATATTCTTCATCTGATACTCTGGCTCCGTTGCGAAACACAGCATACCGATCTCTTGGTGCCTCACTCGACTCAATGTTATTATCCATTTTCTTATGTTTTATTTGCATAATTACTACCTATTGGGTTTGTTGTTAGTACTAATACATGTTGTTGTCTACCACAATAATACACAGGTTCACAGATGTCAATCAGAATCGTCAATTATACGATTAAAATATTGAATATCCTTGTGTTTGACTACAGCCGCAGGATAAACATATCTACTTTCTCCCAGTGTCTTATTGTAAATTTTGGTTCCGCCGAATGGAAAAGATTTTGTGCCGGGTCTTTGGTATTCAACCAAATATACATCGTGACCGTCTGGATATATAGATACCATTACTTTACGACCCTTTTCTGTGGTTTCATCCACAAGCAACTCAAGCGGAATATTTTTGTACACCAAATATTTTGAACTATTTGGTGTGTAGCTGATCCACACTATCTCCAAACTTTTGGACAGTTTAGATATTTGCTTATCAACAACAATTTCTTGTTGTTTTTTTCTAGACTTTTGTGTCTTGGTTTTAACTTTCACCATACTATTTAATTATATGGCAAATAGTCTGAAAGTCAACGTTAAAAAATTTATACAAAGCATTCTAGTTGATAAAAAGCCTGTTGAATCAAAGCTGTCTAAAAAGAAAAAGACACGCCGTAAAAAAAGCGTGTCTTGATTTTATGGTGCGGGTGTTGGTGCAACATTACCAGACTCTTCTACCACGGCTTTGATCTCACTTTCAATTTCTTTGATACGTTCCTTGTATCCAGTTGCCACATCCTTAAAATCCTTTTTAGTGAACAGCAACGTTTCGGTCAATTCAAACACCTTCTTTTGTGCATCTGCTTTGGAAATTTTAATTGTATTGCTCATAACTTTGATAAATCTATAATTTGTTTGACTGCTTCTATCGGAATATAAGTAGTAACAAAGTTACCATCATCAGCAGTTTTTAAGTCTGGTAACTTATTTTTATCTACTACGATCACAACACCTTCACCTTTGTCTCTGTAGTTTACCAAAGCAAACCTAGCACTCAATTTGAAATCACTAGCAAGATAACTTCCATAGATATTGCGGGTGTTGCCTTTACCCTTGGAAGTCACTTTACCATGACGTTGCAATACAACCAATTCCTTTTTGGACATGCCTCTGAACAAATCATTGGATGTGAATTTATTGAATGTATCGAGTGTGTCCGCAATATGCTTGAGTTTGCCTTGGGGTTCCCAAATCAAATAGTCATATATGCTGGTCTCATAAAGCAAACTGTAGATTCTCATACAAATTATAAATACAACTCTTTGGCTATTGTTGCGTAGTCAAGGGATTCGGTTTTTGGTTTCCAAGAAGCTGTGTTTGGACCTTTTTTATTCTTAACTCCAGTTTTGGTACATTGACTTGGTGTTGGACGACATGCTGGATATTTGGCTCGCTTCTCGCCTGCTTGACGACCACACGCTTTGCATTTCTTTTGCCCAGTCTTGGGATCTTTTCTACATGTATTACAATCTACCCAACCTTTGCCGCCTTTACCACCACGCCGAGCAAACCAACCATGCAGTCCTTGCGACTTTTCTTTGCTGAATCCACCTTCATCCACAACTTCTTCACTGACACCTTTCCAAATCTTGCCTTGGCGGCATCTGACTACGGCCCCACTTGCGTATGCACTTGGCCATTTTTTGTATTTTCGCTTGGCAATACGCACACATCTGTCAGTTTTCTCGGTGGTTAAATCGC